CACCAGCACGACCATCTGCACCATCACGACCATCTGCACCAGTAGTAGACGACAGAGCAGACCAAGCAGCTAGAGAAGCAGCTGCCAGGGAAGCAGCCGCAAGAGAAACAGCAAGAAGAGAACAGGAAAGAAGAGAGGCTGAAAGAAGAGCTGAGGAAGCAAGAATTGCAGCAATTGTTGCAGCCCGTCCAACAGTTCCAAAATACTTAGCAAGCACATCTGTTCAGCCAGTAAAGTATGCCTCTCCAGCAGACGTTTTAATACAAGAAAGTACTTTGCCAGTAGACCTGATCCTAAAGCAAACCCTAGAAAAAATCGGGGGGCTAGAGTTAATTAGCCTTGTTAGACATGATACTGTTAATGGACAAGAGATAGCATATCAGCCAGTAAAAAATCTGTCTCAAGTAGAACGCCTGTTTGGCCCACAAAACATGGTAAAGATTCCAGATAGCTCAGAGATTTATTTTAAAAACTTTGCCATAAAGCTAGAGGCTCATACACCTCAGTACGACCCTGATGTGATATACATAGACATGATATCTAGAAAAAATAACGTCTTTTTTGATGCTGTTAACAATAGGATTGTTATTGAGCTTGTAAACTTAAAGCCAGACTACGAGGTTGAGGTCCAAACAGTCTCACTTGGAAAGGTTTTTGATGATACAATATATGATGAGGATGAATCATGATAACAAATACTGGTAAAAATCTATTAGCAAAATATCTAATAGGTCAGGCACCGTCTTATGCATCGCATATTGCCATTGGTTGTGGTCCAAAGCCAAAGGCCATAGACTACATTCCAACTAGCGGAGATCTTGAGGCAATATCGCTTAAAAAGAATTTGGACTTCGAAATGTTTCGTGTTCCGATTGTTTCAAGAGGATATGTAACAGAATTAGATGCATTTGACAATCCAATCTCTAAAATTGTTTTAACGGCAGAGTTACCAACAATTGAGAGATATGAGATTACTGAAATTGGAATCTTCTCCTCTGGCTCAAACCCAACAGCTGGTGCTTATGATAGCAAGCCTGTTTATTCTTTTGCTAGAACTGAAAACTGGGAATATCACGATGAAAATTCAGCAATAACAATTCCTCCAGTTACAGACGCACTGGGAACATCTGAAGATCCAGAAATAATTGCTCCACCAGGCCTTGAAGTTTTTCAAACTAACGCAGACAATAAGACCTTGCTTAATGAAGTCAGGTTAGCAAGGTATGAGTCTTGCAGATACCTAAATAACACAATTTTTATTCCTGGAGACTCATCTAGCTTATCTATGAGTGGTTCTAAAATGGTTGCAGGAACTGGATCTAATCATATTCACTTAACTGGAGCGTCTCTGGACTTTAATAAAAATGCAGCATCCGATGAACTTAGGCTTGCCTTTTCTGTTGTCAGTAAGGACGCTCTTGAAAGCTTACAACCATTTAGAGTAAAAATTCTTATTGAGTTTGCAGATTCTGATGCAACATCGTCTACAAATTATGCTCAGTTTCAGGTAAACGTTACAAATGCCCAAAAGGGTTTTTCTACAAATAGATATGTGGTAGAAACAAGAAGTTTGGAACAGTTAGTAAAAAGTTCTTCCTTTACTTGGAACTCTGTTAACGTAGTAAAAATCTGGGCATCTGTAGAAGACTCTGCAGGAAATCCAGATCCTAAATTCTATGTTGCATTAGACGCATTAAGACTAGAGAATACAACAACCGTCAACCCGCTATACGGAATGTCTGGATATTCTGTGATAAGATCACCAGACTTAAAACCAATTGTAAAGGTTGCTAATACCGCAAATCTAGTAGAGTTTAGGTTTGCCCTAGACGTTGACTTGGGTATGGGAAATGACAGTTAAAAAAGTAACTATTGAAGAGAATCAGTTACCGCCTTTGTCCCCAGATGGAAAGTACCTATTAAGATACAGAATCATTTCTGAAGATAAAAATAGAACTTCTCATTGGTCACCAATTTATTCTATAGATGCAACACCATTTATTGATAGCGTTTCTTCTAATATTGAAGTAACTAACACAGGAATAACCGTTAGCTGGGGAGACGATAATGGCAGATCAGAATACGACATATTTGTTAGCTATGGAACTTTGTCTGGAGGAGTTACTACCTATGAGCCTTATTCTTATCATGGATCCTCCCCCATACACTCTTACTCTTTTTCAAAAAAGCCAGGCCTCTACACCAGTATCCAGGTAGCGATACAGCTATCTGGAATAGAAAAAATTAGAAGCACAGTATTAACAATTTCGCAAACCTCTAAGGCCCTGCAGCCTACAATTGATGGCGGTAGTGCATGAGTTACTTAATACAAGTTAGAAGAGATACTGCCGCTAACTGGTCATCAAAGAACCCAGTTCTCGTAGCTGGAGAAATAGCCTTTGAAACAGATACTAAAAAGGTTAAGATTGGTGACGGAACTACCGCCTGGAACTCGCTCTCTGACATAGGAAACTTTATTTCTACTTCACTTTTAACAGCTGGTGGAACATTTACTGGAAATGTTTATGGACCCACAATTACACAATCCCATAATTATGTTTTAAATAGTGCTTTTGATATCTGGCAAAGAGGAACTAGCTTTTCTTTTGGCTCAACAGTCTACAGTGCCGATCAGTGGAGGGTAGGGAGGTCTGGAAATACAGCCGATGGACTTATAACTCGTTCAACTACAGCACCAGTAGGATTTGAGTATGCAGCTCAGGTTAGACGAGCCAATGGAAAAGATACTGCTGGAGCAATTCAGCTAACTCAAGTATTTGAAAATCTTGGAATTTCGTTAGCTGGTAAGGTTATAACTTTAAGTTTTTATGCTATGCGTGGAAGTGACTATAGTGCTACAGGAAATGCCCTGACTTTTGGTATTAACTCTGCCAGCCCTGCCCCATCTGTTGTAGCTTATGCAACTGGCGGACTGCTGCTTAGCTCTAACGCAGATTATAATTCTCAATCTTCAACAGCAACCTTAACCACGTCTTATCAAAGATATTCAGCTACTTTTACTGTTCCAGCTACAGCTAATGCTTTTCAAATCTTTTTTAGCTTTACTCCTGGGACAAGTGCCTCTGGCACAAATGACTTTTATAGAATCGCTGGAGTTCAGCTAGAAGAGGGCCCCGTAGCAACTTTTTATAAACGCAACTCCGCAAACGTGCAGGCTGAGCTTGCAGCTTGCCAGCGGTATTACTATCAAATTGGCGTTAATGGAATTAACTTTAACTATCAAGCCGATCCAAACGGTTTTGGTGCATCAAATTTTATAAACTTTCCTACAATTATGAGAATAGCTCCAACTGTTTCTCTTAATTTTACAAACACAGATAATGCTGTAAATGCTGGACCACTCAGTATTTCTCCTTTGGGTTTTATATCAAGAGCTTACAGGGGCAACGGAAGCTTTAGCTATTTTGCTTATCAAATTGGATTTACAGCATCGGCGGAACTATGACATATATGAAAATGGCACAAGCCTTTCCTAACGAAACAATAGTTTATGAAGAATCAGTTGTTAGACTATTAGATAATGCAATTATTCCTTTTGCTGAGGGCAACAGGGATTACGAACAATATCTTGCCTGGCTTGAAGAGGGCAATAGTCCCATAGACTTTGACATCAATCTATTGCAAAACAACTAGATAAGTGGTATAATTAGCTATGGCCAGAATACCGACACCAGATAGAGGACAGCCTCTAGACGTAACTTATGTATATCAAATAGTTGAGGCGATTAATGACCTGTCGTCACAAATGTCTTCTGCAAAATATAAGTATGCATCTATTGATACCTCAGACGGTAACGAAAGCACCTTGTTGACAGACACAAAGGTTGTTGCTGGCTCGATAGATATTTACTCTACTCTAACAGCGGTAACAGCAGAGACTCTTCCAAAAACTTTTACATACTCATTTAAGGGTGAATATAAATACCCACCAATCGTTACTGCCACACCAGTCCTTCTCGAAGGAACCTCTGCTGGTCAGGATGTATCAGTTGTCATTCAGAGTATAACGAACGGATCCGTTACTGGTTTTGTTAAGTTTAATACTGGAGGATCTGTAGCACTTAAGGTTCACCTTATTGCTGTAGGTATTCCAAACTAACAATGACTAAGAGGCATGGCCAGGTAGACATGGCAGAGTATAATGCTCTTCCAGTTATACCAGGGAATAAAAAAGTTTGGTTCTTAAACGGTGAACTGGTCAGGGTTCATCACCTAAATAAATCCAACGGAATTATGTCTGTTTACAATATTGTAAAGGATAGAATTGAAAGCTGTTTAATTTCTGATTTTAAAAAGAATAGGCAAAGAGCCTATACCGTAGGACAAACGGCAGAGCTTGTAAATCGTCATAAGAAGTATATGCCCAGTCTAATGAAACGTGAAATTATTCCACACCCAACTGGTTCACAAAAAGGCGGGGATACAGGTTGGCAGGTTAGATCATACTATTCAGAATCACAAGTGAAAGAAATTCGTGATATACTAGCTACCTACCACATGGGTAGGCCAAGAAATGATAAGTTAATTACAAATGACATAACCCCCAGTCGACAGGAGTTGACAAGGCGTATGGGAGATGGTATACTGACTTATACGAAGACAGAAGATGGAAGGTTCATTCCTATTTGGTCTGAGTCCATTTAATAGAAAGATATGGGTATGGAAAACGAAAACACCAAAGTAAGGGTTGCGTTGGGATACACGCTTAACCTTGGCAACTTTCAGTCACTAAGAATTGATCTGGAAGTGTCAGACAGCAAGCGAGATAGTGAAAACACTAGCGAAGCTTTTGAGCGTGTCTATGAATTTGTAGAGAATAAGCTAGCAGAAAAGGTTAAAGAAGCCTCTTCTGAAATCGACAGCAAGTAATGGCTGATCGTAAATACCGAATGGCTCTGCTGAGTAGGTATAGCAAGTTCCACAAGGCAAGGTATGATGAAAAGCCAATCATAAACTTAAACGTAGAACAATGGGCGGCAGATGCACTCATCGAGTCATTTACCCTAGAGGTTTGTTATGATATGCTAGAATACTACTTTGAGGTAAGTCCAAGTCCTAGTTGGAAATACTTTGCAAACTATGCAGACACAATTATAGAATCTAGAGAGAGACTAGTTCAGGACTTGAGAGAAAGATCTGAAAGACGGAAAAAGGCCAAGGAGTGGTTAAGTGAGTAATGTAGAAGCTAAGCTGATATCTGCAGTATTAAAAGACAAGCAGATTCATGTTTTGCTGCAAGCAAACGTGGAGAACTTACTACAAACTCATACCGATGTCTGGCAGTTTATTCGTAAATATTCTGAGATAAATGGATCAGTTCCTCCAACAACCCTAGTCATAGAAAAGTTTAGAGACTTTGCGACCACAGAAGACGTAGGCTCAACAAAGCATCACCTAGAAGAATTGCAGGCAGAGTATCTTAACTCTAGCCTAAAAGATATCCTAATGACAACAGCTGCAGACGTACAGGGTGGCAAAGGTCCAGAAGCTCTAGAAGATCTAATTACAAAAACCTCAGAGCTAAAAAAGAATACGGCAGTTATTCGGGACATTGATGTTACAGATATCGATTCTGCCGTGGCCTACTTTGAGAATGTTCAAAAACAAAAAGAGCTAGGCATTCTTGGAATCAAGACTGGTCTTCCAGGATTTGATAACTACCTTCCCTCTGGAATTATGCCAGGACAGCTAGGAGTCTTTCTTGCCTATCCAGGTATTGGTAAGTCTTGGCTTTCGCTTTACTTTGCGGTACAGGCATGGAAGCAAGGCAAATCTCCAATGGTAATCAGCCTTGAAATGTCAGAGACAGAAGTTCGCAACCGTGTATTTACTATCATGGGCGAAGGGCTTTGGTCACACCGTAAGATAAGCAATGGTGAAATAAATATTGAAGATCTAAAGCGTTGGCACAAGGTCAACGTTGAGGGTAAGCCAGAATTTCATATTATATCCAATGATACTGGTGGAGACATTACCCCATCAGTTCTTCGTGGAAAGATAGATCAGTATAAGCCAGACTTTGTAATTGTTGACTACCTACAGCTAATGAGCCCTAACCAAAAGTCAGATAACGAAACCGTAAGAATGAAAAACTTGTCTCGTGAGCTAAAGCTTATGGCTATTGGAGAAGAAGTTCCTATTATGGCTATCTCATCTGCCACACCAGATGACGTTACAAAGCTTGATACGGTCCCTACGCTGGGTCAGACTGCTTGGTCACGCCAGATTGCTTACGATGCTGACTGGGTCTTAGCAATGGGTAGAGCAGCAAATAGTGATATCCTAGAATGTGTTTTTAGAAAGAATCGTAATGGCTTTATGGGAGACTTCCTGGTTCAGGCAGACTTTGATAAAGGTTGGTACAAATATAAGGACTATGAAGATAAGTAGTTATAATGGATTATGGACAATTTACACCATAAACCAATTAAGAGTTTTTCTCTAGATGGAAACATCTACGATGACTCCGCAATTGCACGACTAAAAATAGAATACATAAAACTATTACTGATTGAGATGAAAACTCTGGGGTATGTGCCAAGACTAGACATTGACCCAGACTTCACAATACGGTATAATAAAGAAGTACAAATATTTGAATTTAAATTAACGACATATGGAACATACGTAGGAAAGAAAAAAGTAGAGTGGATAATAGGACTAGACGGAACAAAAGTAATCTATACACAAAAGAGCAAGTTAAAAGAGTTCTTGCGGGATCGGGTATAGAGGTTCAGTCTGAGGTTGATTCTGACTTTATAATCTTTTGCCCATTTCACAATAACCATCGCAGCCCCGCTGGAGAAATTGATAAGAAGAGTGGTATATTCTACTGCTTCTCTTGCCA